TGCCGTCGCCGAGAACGCTGCCTATGCAGCGCTCACCACACCAGGTGACGAGGCGGCAGCGTACGCGGTCAGCAAGCGTGGCGGCACGGAGACGATCAGTCTCGAGGCCATCGCGAACGATGATGTTGGCGCGCTGCGGCGGATTCCGATCGCATTGGCGACGGCGGCTGGACGCACGCTGTACGAGTTCGTCTACGACTTCCTGGCGACCAATCCGGTGATCTACGACACCGTGGCGCTGTTCCACGCCACCCACAACAACCTGGGATCGACGGCGCTGGGGACGGCGAGCTTCGCGGCGGCACGCCTGGCCATGAAGCGCCAGACCGAGCTGTCGTCGGCCAAGCGGCTGGGTATCACCCTGCGTCATCTGGCTGTGCCGGCTGACCTCGAGGAGGCAGCCTTCGATCTGTTCGTGCGCAACACGAACAACGACGAGACCTTCGTCCAGAGCCGCAAGCCGACGGTCCATGTGGTCGATTACTGGACCGACACCAACAACTGGTATGCGACTGCTGACAACTCCGCAGTCCCGCTGATCGAGCTGGGCTTCTACGGCAGCGAGGATCCGTCGCTGTTCATCCAGGACACGCCGACGCAGGGCTCGTTGTTCACCAACGACCAGATCAAGTACAAGATCCGCCACATCTATGGCGGCGCGGTGCGCGACTTCCGCGGCTTCTACGGCGCCATCGTCGCCTGAGCCGTGTTCCTCGTCGGCTTCCAGCAGCTGGTGAATGACCTGGTCCGCGACAAGGACCAGGTCATTTCTTCGACGGCGCGTGACAGCGCGATCGAGGCGGCGCTCGCGCGCTACTCGACCGATGCCCCGCGGATGGTGGTCGAGGATGTCACCAGCGCTGGCGGATCGACCTTGGCGCTACCCACTGGCTGGGCACCGCAATGGTCCTGGCTGGCGATGGTTGAGTTCCCGATCGGGCGCACGCCGCCCGCCGAGATCAACCTCGCCGGCACGGCGATCTACACCGCACCGGCGGGTGAAGAGCTGCGGCTGGTGATTTCCCTGGTCGCCGGTGATGTAGTGCGGTTGACGTATGCCGCGCCGCACATCCTGTCGCCGTTGCTCAACACCATTCCGGCCGAGCACCGTCGCCCGGTTGCCGCGCTGGCCGCTTCCGATCTGTGCGGACAGCTGGCCAGCTACTACGCGACGGAGGGTGCGCCGACCATCGGCGCCGACACCGTCGACCACCTGACCAAGACCGAACGCTGGACACGCCGCGCGCGCGACCTGCGCAACGACTACACGTCGGTGGTGGGCAGTGCGCCGAGCGCGCGCGACAAGCCGGCCAGCGCGACGGTGCATCTGCCCAGTCGCGATTCGCTCGGCGGCCGGCGTCTGTTCCATCCGCCCAGCGACTGGCCGAGGACGCAGTCGTGAGGTTCGAGTTCAGTGCCAACGACTTCGTGACGGTTGCCGAGCTGTGGGAGCGCGCGCCGGACATGGTGCGGCAGGAGTTCCTGGTGGCGATGACCGACAGCAACCTGTTGCTGCAGGGCGAGCTGCAGCAGCAGCTGCCGCGCGGCGCGGGTGGCTCGGGTGGCCTGGCTGGCTCGGTCCAGCGTGAAGAACAGCCGCTGTCGGACACCGTGCTGGGCATGGTCTACAGCAACCTTCCGCACGCGGTGTATGTGGAGACCGGGACCCAGCCTCATGCTGTTGGTCCGCTGGGTATCCAGGCATTGACGGACTGGGTCGAGGCCAAGTTCGGCACCGGTGGCGAGGAAGCCACCAGGATCGCCCACGCCATCGCCTGGAAGATTCGCCGTCAGGGCACGCGCGCAAACCCGGTGTGGCAGCGCACGTTTGATCGCATGCAGGCGGCACTGCGCTCACGCTTCGATTCGGCTGTCCGCCGTGTCGTCAGCCGCCTGGCAGGTGGTGCGGCATGAGCATGTTGGCGATCCGACAAGCCATCGTGCAGGTGCTGAGCTCCGTGCCGGATATCGGCATGGTGCAGCCGTTCGAACGCTATGCCGCCAATCTGCAGGCGCTGAAGCAGTTCTACTTCTCCACCACGCACAACAGCGTGCGGGGTTGTCATGTGCGCCGCCTGAGTACGGCGATCACCGGCCGTATTGACGACGAGGTGGAGCACGCGCGCTGGCGCATTGTCATGTTGATGGCGATCGACGACGACGCGCAGAGCGAAGTGACCTTCGACGGATTGCTTGAGGCTGTGGCTGCGGCCTTTCGCACAGACGACACGCTGGGTGACACGGTCGCCCAATGCACGGTGCCGGCCGATGGCGGCGGCAGCGGCGAAGCCGGCATCCAGCTCGAAGACAGCGGTCCAGCCATGTTCGGCGGCGTGCTGTGCCATGTCGCACGCCTGTCCCTCAACACCATCCGCTACCTGGAGGCCCCATGAGCAAGAAATCCCGCACCACCCTCGATCTGGGCGGCCTGTCGCGCAGTCGCGGCGGAACCTTCGTCTGCGATGCGAAGGGCAAGCTGATCGAACACCAGGCGCCGACGGCGCCGCGCGCTGACGACATCACCTCGCCCGCGGAGGTCGCTCCTGTCACCGAGCCGGTACCGACGAAGGCCGCCACCGAGCCTGCCGCGCCTGCCAAGCCTGCACGAAAGACCACACCGCGCGCAGCGCGCTGTGCTCCTGCACCACGTACCGGCAAGGGCCGGCGCTGAACCCTTCTGACGAAATAACGGAGCCACCATGAGCCTGCGTCTCAAGAAAACCCAGATCTTCGCCGCGGCGGAAGTCACGTACGCGACTGCTGTCGTGTTGACCGGTGCCGACGCCATTCTGACCAAGGGGGCCAAGATCACGCCTCTGGCCGGCAGCACCGTACAGCGCGAGCTCGACGGTGGCACCTTCGGCAACGACGGCGCGTTGCATGTCGGCACCCATGTCCAGCTGGAGTTCGATGTGGAGCTGGCGGGCTCCGGGACGGCCGGCACCGCACCGAAATGGGGCCGGTTGATGCTTGGCTGCCAGATGGCCGAGACCATCGTTGCGGCGACCAGCGTGGAATACACACCTGCCAGCAGCGGCACCGGTTCCCTGACCATGTACTTCCAGCTCGACGGCCAGCGTCATGCGATGCGGGGCGCCCGCGGCAACTGGCAGCTGAAGCTGGACAGCCAGGGCATCCCGTACATCCACTTCGTGTTCACCGGGCTGTACGTGGCGCCGCAGTCCATCGCCGACCTGGTCCGCGACGTGAGCGCGTTCCGCGTGCCGCGTCCGGTGACCTTCGCCAACACGCCGAGCTTCGTCCTGCACGGCATCACGGCGCCGTACAAGTCGTTTTCGTATGACCACAAGAACCAGGTGGAGTACTTCGACAACCCGGGCGAAGAGATGGTGGAGATCGTCGATCGCAAGCCCGACGGCCAGATCAGCCTGAAGGCGCCCGCGATCAGCGTGAAGGACTACTTCTCCACCGCGCGTGCCGACACCATCGGTGCGTTGACGATGGTCCACGGCACCGCCGCCGGCAACATCTGCACGTTCAGCGCCGACCGCGTGCAGATCCTCGAACCGAAGTACGGCGAGGACAAGGGCCGGGCCATGATCGACGCGAACCTTTCGTTCATTCGCGACGTTGGCGACGACGAAATCTCGCTGCTCCTGACCTGACCGGCGGACCCCGCTACTCCTCGGGGGCCGCGCAGGTGTGCGGCCCCTCTTTTTCCCCCACACGCAAAGAGGTTGCCCCATGTGGAAGCTCGATGATCGCGAAACCTACTGGTACCCCGTGCAGGTCCCGATGACCGATCCGGAGACCGGCCGGAAGCAGACCTTTTCCTTCACCGCCGAGCTGCGGCGCTTGCCCCAGAGCGAGCTCGAAGAGTTCATGGGCAAGATCAAGGCCGGTATCGAATCCGGCGACCCGGTGCGCGACCTGGACGTGTGCGAGCGCGTCTTCGTCGGCTGGCGCGACATCCAGGCGCCCGACGGGTCACAGCTGGAAGTCAATGACAGCAACCGCCAGAAGGTCCTGGACACGCATCCGGCGCCGAAACAGATCGTGCTCGCCTGGATGAGGTCCCTGGGCATGGATGGCCGCGCAAAAAACTGACTGACGCGGCCATCTGGTGGGCGAACGAATGTCCGGGCCTCGACATCGACGAGACCTACTTCGAGGACCTGGCAGAAACCGGGTTCTCGGAGGAGGACATCGAGCTCGAGCGCGAGGAAATCGCCAACCAAATGCAACCGCGTTGGATCTGGGAGTGCAATTGGACAGCTGTCCGGGTGTTCTCGAGCTGCCACTGGGACAAGACCGTGGTCGCTGGCCTGGGGCCGGCCAAGACGCTGTTCCTGGGCATACGCTCACAGGAGATCGCGGCGACATGCCTGGCCATGCGGGTGCCGCGGGCGGAATGGCCGGATGTGTTGTGGGCAGTGAAGTTGATGGCCGGCGCGGCAGCGAAGGTGCTGAACGCCGCGAAGGAATAGCCCGCTACGGACTCACCAGCGACGCAACCAGGGCGCCGACCAGCAGTACCAGGCTGGCGGCGCCCACGACAAACAGCCACGGATTGATCACGCCGCCAGCGATGAGCAGGAGGGTTGTGGCGGAGAGCATGGGCAGGCTGCGACTCATGAGGGGACTCTAACATGGCCGTCTACGAGCTTGGCATACGCCTGGTGGCCGACGGTCGCGGTCTGGTCGGCGAAGTCCGCACTGCCGGCGGCGCACTCAAGCAATTCCACGCCGAGGCCGAACACGGCGCCACGCGCAGCACCACAGCGATGGGCCGCACACGCCAGGGCGTGCAGTCCATCAGCGATCAGCTGGTATCCGCGCGGCGGCAGCTCATCGCGTTCTTCTCGGCACACGTCGGGTTCCAGACGCTGGGACAGCTGCGCGAGATGGCCGATGGTTACACCAACATCCTCTCGCGCTTGAACCTGGTCACTGGCAGCACGCGGGAGCTCGCGCGGGCCGAGGCCGAACTGTTCGCCAGCAGCCAGCGCACGTCGACGCAGCTGGGTACCAGCGTCAACCTGTATTCACGGCTGGTGCAATCCACCCAGGAGTACGGCATCTCGCAATCGCGGGTGCTGGCGCTGACCGAAAGCATCAACCAGACCTTCGCCGTTTCCGGCGCCACCGCCGATGCGCAGGCGAACGCGGTGACGCAGTTCACCCAGGCGCTGGCGGGTGGCGTCATGCGTGCCGAGGAGTTCAACTCGGTCATCGAGCAGGCACCGCGGTTGGCCCAAGCCCTGGCTGACGGGCTGGGCATCGGCATGGGCGAGCTGCGCCGGCAGGTCAACGACGGCGAAGTGACGGTTCAGCGCATGGTGTCGGCGCTGGAAAGCCAGGCCGATGTGATCGCCGAGGAGTTCGGCGGCATGGCGCTCACGATCGGGCGCGCATGGACGCAGATGGGCAATGCCATCACGCGCTACATCGGCCAGGGCGACCAGGCGAGCGGCGTGTCGGCACGCATCGCCAGCGCACTGCAGTTCGTCGCGCAGAATCTGGATGCGGTGGTGACCGCGGGCGAACTGGTGATCGGGTTCTTCGCCGTTCGGCTGGTCGCCGCGCTGGCGACATCGATCGTGTCCACGGTGTCGGCGACGGTGGCCGCGGCGGCGCTGGCTCGTGCCGAGCTGGAATCGGCGCGTGCCGCCGAGGTGGCCGCTGCGGCCGCGCTGGCTGCCGCGCGCACACGTTCCTTGCTGGGCGCCTCGTTGGCATCGGTGACCGCCGCGGAAACAGCGTATGCAGCGGCGCTGGCGCGTACGGCGGCGGCGCAGGCGGCCGCGCTCACGATCTGGGGGCGTCTGGGCCAGGCAGTGACCGGTTTCGGTCGCACGTTGCTCGGCCTGGCCGGCGGCCCGATCGGCGCCACCCTGCTGGCGGTGGGCGGGCTGGTGTACGGCCTGCGCGAGTGGAACAACGCCAACGACGATCTGCTGATCACCCAGCGCCGCGTGACGGAGGTGCTCCAGCAGCTGGAGACCTCCACCGACGCCACGCGCGAGGCCTCGATCCAGGCCGCACGCGCCGCACGCGATGAAGCCCAGGCGCGGCTTGAGGCCGCTCGCGCGACGCTGGCTGCTGCAGAGGCCAACTTCCAGTATGCGTACAGCTACGCGCAGACCGCGCGTGGTGATCGCGGAGACATGGCCGCGTTGAGCGCGGCACGCGCGGCACGCGAGGTTGATGCAGCCGAAACTGCGTTTGCCGGCTTGCGAGCAGAGCTCGAGCGACTGGACGCGGCATTGGTTGTTGCCGACGGCACTTCGGAGACGTGGCGGGCGACTGGCGAGCGTATTGCCGACGCGGTCGGCGGCCGCTGGCTGTCCAGCCTGCTGGGCTTGCGCCAGGAGAAAGTGCGTACCGCGAAGGCCACCACGGACCTCACCACCAGCGAAGACGAATCCGAGAAGGCGTCGCGCCGCGCAGAAGCGGCCCAACGCGCCTTCTCACAGGCGCTAGAGATGTCGCGCCGCGCGGCCGAAGACCTGACCAAGATCAATCGCGCGCTGACCGCCCAGCTGGGCGGTCCCGGTGTGCGGGTGATGCAGGACTACGAGGACACGGTTGCCGCGGTGGCCGAAGCCTGGGAAGACCTGGTCGCAATCGGGCCGCCACTGGTTGCCCAGATCGAGGCGTATGACCAGGCGATGGCGAACGCGGCTCGCATTCGCGATACCGGACTTGCGCAACTGGAGCTCGAGCGCGACCACCTGGCAGCGATCGGTGATGCAGTGAATGAGCGCATCCTTGCCATTGGTCGCAGCACGCAGGCGATGGAAGCCGAACGCATCGTCACCGAGGCGTTGAATCGCGCACGCGACGCCGGGGCGGATATCACCGGCGTCAACACGGCGGCCCTGATTGCCCAGACCACGGCGACACTGGAGGCAGCAGCCGCCGCCGAGCGCTGGGCGCAGTTCTGGTTGCAGAACATCGACGCGGTTGCCGGTGCGATCGGCGACTTCGTCACCGGGCAAATCGAGAGCTTCGAGGACTTCGGCGAAACCCTCGTCAGCATCATCCGCCGCGCGGTCAGCGACATGATCGCGGAGTTCGCCCGCCTGGCGGCGATCAAGGTGATGACTGGTCAGGGTGGCAACTGGTCGGACATTGCCATGCAGGCGATGGGTGGTGGTGGTTCCGGTGGCGGCTTCAACCTCGGCTCGCTGTTCGGCATGGGCACCGCGGCAAGCACCGCGGCAATGGGCGCCGGCACATACGGCGTGCTTGCGTCCCAGGGCATGAGTGCAATGACCGGCACCTATGGCGTTGTCGCCGGCACCGGTTACGCAGGAGGTGCAGCGCCCTGGCTGACAGGTGCGGTCACGGCCGGCACTGGCGGCACCGCGGCGATCGGCGCCGGAACAACCGGTGCGGGCGCTGCCAGCACTGCGGCAATGGCCGCGGTCGCCGTTGTCGCCGCCATCGCGGTCTTGGCCTACATGGGCTACCAGATGGGCGCCAAATGGTTCGACCAAGGCTGGGACCCGAACAACGATCTCAACCGCGACGCGATGTCGACATCGTCATTGCTGCAACAGCCGGGTGGCTACTTTGCAGCAGGCACCATGTGGGGCAACGACTTGCTGCGTTCTCTTGGCATGAGCGATCGCAGTTCGGCGATCTGGTCCGGCGCCGCTGGTATGACGCGGATGTTCGGCTACAAGAACCCCGAGGTGATGGACCGGGGCATGAACTTCTCTTTCGGCGGCGATGGCGCGAGCGGCGAGCGTTGGCAGGATGTGCGCGCTGCAGGCGGCTGGTTCCGCTCCGATCGCTGGTGGCGCGAGACGGATGACCTGACCGCCGAGGTACAACGGTCGCTGGATCGCTTCTGGCGCGGCATCAGCGAAGCCGTGCGCTCCGGTGCACGCATGCTGGGCATCAACCAGGAAGACGTGCAGATCATCGGCGCGGACTTCTGGTCCGAATACGACGCCGAGGGTGAGCTGGTCGATGCGCTGGGCACGATCTTCGGTCTCGAATACGAAGAAGCCTGGGAGCAGTTCGCTGATCGCATCCGCGGCTTCAACATGCTGAGCGTGCTGGCCAGCGCATTGACGCTGGAGCAGATCGGCGTGCCTGCCGTGATCGCCACCGGCACCGGCCGGCCGGAAGGCGAGACGCCGGCGCCGCCCGGGAGCGGCCGCGAGCGCGACGACTGGATCGAGCGTCTCAACAACATGGCCAAGGCCATCGACGATGGCGGCGCTGGTGTCGATGAGGCGCTGGAGAGTTGGGACGAGCGCATGCAGGCGCTGCTCAACATCGCATTGCGCTGGGACGATACAGGCGAACTGTTCCTGGAAGGCGCGATGTTCCTGCTGCAGGCCGCGACCGATATGGTCGATGGCATTGGCCTGCTGGGCGCCGATGGCACGCTGGCAGAGATTGCCGACCTGGTCGAGGAGTACCAGAACTCGTCGGAGAGCTTGCTGGAAACCTACAACCGCCTGTTCGTCGCGACGGAGTATCTGCAACGCGCGGTCGACCTGGCCGGTGCAACCCTTGACCTGGTGCGCGAAGACTTCGTGCGGTTGGCAGCGGACATCACCGAGGCCGCGGGCGGCCTCGATGCCGCGACAGCGCTGTGGGACGCGTTCTTCACGAACTTCTACGGCGAAACCGAGCGCATGGTGCTCGACATGGATGCCTTGCTTGCCCGTCGTGACACGGCCTTGGAAGGCGTCGGGCTGGACGCTGGAACAAGCATGGCCGAGTTCCGGGCGGCCTTCGAGGCCGGCATGGCGGAGATGACCGCTGAGCAGATCGTCCAGTGGCTGGAGGCCGGTCGTGTGCTGGCGGCCGCCACCGACGCGCAGCAGCGGTATGCCCTGGCGTTGGTTGATACGTCCACCACGCTCGAAACCATCATGGCTGGCGTCGACCAGGGCTTGGCGATGCTGCGGCCACAAGTCTCTGGTTACGGCGCGGCCATTACCGATCTGCGCGCGCGAAACGAGGCGCTTATTCGTCGGACGCGCGAGCTCGGCGCGACGGAAGAGCAGCTCGCGGCCGTGCGTGAATTCGCCGAGCGCCGGTTGGCCATCCTGATCGAGCAGCTGCGCGCGACCGTCGAAGGGTTGGCGGCCGAACTCTACGGCACGCCCCTGTCGCAGGTCGAGGATGAGATTCGCCGACTGGAGGCGCTGTCGCAAAGCGCCGCCAGCGGCATGAACAGCGTCTCGAACGCGGTGTCCGACCTGTACGAGGCGCATCGGCGCGGCGTGCAGGGCGTGCGCGATTACCTCGATCAGATGCTGTTGGGCGACCTGTCCGGTCTGTCTCCGGAGGAACAGCTGGCCGAGGCGTGGCGCCAGCTGACCGAAACAGCGACAGCGGCCGAGGGCGGCGACGCCGACGCGATCAACCGCCTGCCGCAGCTGGCCGATGCCTACCTGCGCATGCTGCGCGGATTCGAGGGTAGCGGCGACGACTACAACCAGGGCTGGCAAGCGGTCCGCGATTTGCTCGCACCGGTCGCTGCACTGACGTTCCCCGGTGCGCCAGGACCGGGCGGCAGCAGCGTCGGCGGCGGCACGTACGAGGTCACTGCTTCGGCTGAGCTGCAGGCGCTGTACGAGCAACGCGACGCGATGATGGCCGAGCGCGAGGCCGCTTACCGTCTTGCGCTGGCGCAGCAGTTCGCGGTGCATCTGGGCGAGCTGTCCGAAGCCACGGGCCGGCCGGTCCTCGAGCTCGCGGCGTCGATGGGCGTGACGATGACAGCGCTGGCCGAAGACCTCGGCATCAACCTGGAATCGATCACCGGTGCGACGGTGCAGCAGCTGGCGGCAATGAGCGGCATGCTGGGCTTGTCGCTGACCGACCTGACTGGGGCGTTGGGCCTGGAGCTCACCGACCTTGCCGGCGGCGTGACCGAGTTGACCGAGCAGCTCGGCATCGACCTGAGTGCGCTGACAACGGATAGCACCGTCGCATTGGCCGGCCTGGCACGCGATCTCGGCGTGGACCTGGGCGAACTGGCCACCTCGGTCGGCGTGGACCTGGGAACGCTCGCGGATTCGCAGAGCCTGCTGAACAACGCGCTGGAGTCGACGATCGACGATCTGCCGCGCGAACAGGCCAACCAGCTGCGTGACATGCTGAATGCCATCGAGAACGCGACGACAGAGGCCGATGCACGCGCAGCCGTCGAAGCCGCCGAGGATGCGATCAACGACATGCCGGCTGAAATCCGCAACCAGCTGGCGCCGTATTTCTCAGGTGTATTCCCTGCCGACGCGATCACGGAGATCGGCTATCTGTCGTCGATCGACCAGAACGCCTATGACACGGCGACCTACACCCGCGAGTCGCGCGACTACCTGCGAGAAATCCGCAACCGGCCGTCTGGCACATCGGGCGTGCCGAGCTTCGACGTAGGCAGCAGCCACGTGCCCTACGACATGCTGGCCAACATTCACCAGGGCGAGAAGATCATCGACCCGGTGTCATCGGGAATCCTCGAACGCTACGGCATTCAGGTGCACGGCGTTGCCACTGACACGCCGACGCAAGCCGCGATCCTGCGCGAGCTGCAACGGCTGGCTGCGAAGATCGAACAGGCCGACATCAACAACCAGGCCGGGCAGGATCGCATTGCCAGCACCGTCGGCGCTGAGCACGAGGCTGACCGCGACCAACGTGCTGACATCGCCCGGCGCGCCGAGGACGAGTGGTCGAGGAGCGGCCGATATGGCTGAGCGTCGCTCTCTGGTCGCCAAGCTCATTCCGCGGGAGTCCGCTGCGTTCGAGGCGGTGTGGGACGCGCCCACAATCGCGCCCGCCGGCATGTTCACGCTGTCGAACCTCAACCGTACGGCGCACTCGGTTGTGGGTGGGGCCTCCGGTGCACGCGGCATCAGGGCCGCTTGGCCCATGTCGGCCGGCAGCTGGTACTTCGAGCTGGCGCCATCGCACAGCACGCAGGCAAATTCGCGAGCAGGTATTGCAGAGGCCTCGTACGCGCTGGACAGTGGCCTGAACATGGGAGAAGGCGGGTCGTCGTCGCTGATCACCCAGAGAGGCGGCAACGTCTACTGGAACGGGGCATTTGTCGGTGCCATCGGCACCGTATCCGCCGGTAACCGGATTTGCGTTCACTTGGACTTCGACAATCGGACGCTGCGTGTGCGCCGAAACAACCTGTCGTGGTTGACGGTCACCACCGCAATCGACGGAAAGGGAGGATGGTTCCCCTGTGCGGTGGAATGGTCAACGTCACCGGTGCGCACGTGGACGTTGTACACCGGCAGCCTTGGCCTGAACTTCGCCTATCCGGTTCCCGTCGGCGCTTCGCCATACGCGGCCACTAAGTGGGACCCGCGGTACTTCTGGCTGGCCTCCGGCCGCATGCCTTCGGGCATGTCGCTGGGGAGCCCCTACGAGCTGCATCCCGGCCGGATCGCCGGCGATCGTGAGGTCGAGATCGACCGTCGCGTGAGCTGCTGGCCGTGGGGCGGCGGCGTGCAGTCCAGTCGCGGGCAGCTGGCGCTGGTCAACCCGGACGGTGGGTTGACGCACCTACTGGAATACCACTGGCGCGATGCTCGCATCGAGATCTACCGTGGCCCGGAAGGTGCCGAGTTCAAGGAATACGTGCTGTGGTCAAAGGGCTGGGTCGACAGGATTGAAGAGGTGGAGCGGGCTTTGCTCCTCCATGTGGCGGATCCGCTGGTGGAGATGGACAAGCCGCTGCAGCGCAGGATGTTCCCAGGCTCGTGGGCGAATCCGCAGGCGCGGAACCGGCCGTTGCCGATCACCATCGGCCGGCCACGCTTCTGCGAGGGCGTGCGTGTCGGCATCGAGGGCACGTCAGCCGATGCACGCAGCTACGTGTTTCACGACGGCTATCGCGACCATGCGGCCACTGGTGGACTGACCTCGATCACCGCCGCCTACGACAAGGGCGATGTGTTCGCCGCACCGCCAACCGACTGGAACTGTTGGCCGCCCACCGGTGACCGCCGCGGCCTCACATTGGTTAACCAGCCGGAAGGCAAGATCGTCGCCGACCCGGTTGGGCTGAATGTGAGCGGCACGGTATGGGAACACCTCCGGAACGTCTGTTACATGCTCTGGACGCGCACCGCCGGTTACTGGGACAGCACCTTGTCGCTGGCATCGCTGGACGCGCTGGAAGCAGCTGCGCCAGGCGCGCCGCTTGCGGCGTTCATTACCGAGCCTACGACCGGCCTGATGTCCCTGACTGGCGCATTGAACGGCTTTACGGCGTGGCTGGCGCCGCGCCGCGATGGCACGGTGGTCGCTGGTCGACTGGCTGAACCGTCGAGCGTTCCCCTGATCACGCTCACCCGCAGCAACGTGCCGTCGCGGCCGCGGGTATTCCAGGATCAGGCGCGCGGCCTGACCACATCCATCGCGATTCGGCGCAACCATGCCGTGCACGGGGATGCGGACATCGGCGCATGGGCACCACCGTCGACCGGCGTGCCGCCGGAGATGCGCGAGCAACTCAAGGCCGAGTGGGGTTTCATCCGCTCATTCCCGGCCGAGCTACTGCACCCGGCCTACGCACACGCGGCGAGCGCTCCGCCGCTGGCCACCTGGCATACCGATGTCGACGCCGGCTGGCGCGAGATCGTGCGCGTGTGTTCGCTGTACGGGCGCTTGCGGTGGTTCGTCGAGCTGACCGCATTCCTGGAAGGTGGCGTGGGGGATGCCGTGGAGCCGGGCAATACGATCCGGGTGGTTTGGCCGCGCTCAATCCTCTCCGCGGGCCGGAACTTCGTCGTGGTCGGCGTCCGCTCGCGGTTCTGGACCAATCGCGTCGACCTTCTGCTGTGGGGCTGAACTCATGACCAATGCGGTGATCTCCTACGTCAACTACGCCGACCAGGCGGGACTCTTCATTGATGACGGCCCCACCGAGCCGGGCTACCCCGTCAGCCACCTGAAGCTGCGGCAGCTATCCAGCACGTGCCGTTTCGGGGATACGCTCAACCCGGCCAACATCCGTATCGACTTCGGGGTTACGAGGGCGCCGCGCTTGATCGGCCTGCTGAATTGCAACTGGCGGGTGTCGGATGGTTCCGGCCCCAAGATGCGGATCGACTACTGGAACGGCTTCACATTCGTGGCTGCGGCGACGTTGTCACTGACCGACCCGGTGGGGTTCCGGCACCAGCGCCACGCGTTGATCGTTCTTCCGTCTCCCATATCCGCGCAGATCTGGCGAATCCAGCCGCTATGGACTTTGGGCGGTACGCACGATCCGTTTTTCGAGGCCGGGCGGGTGTGGGCTGGCAATGCGCTGATCCTGCCCAAGTCCATCCAGGCGAAGTGGACATCGGATATCGACGACTCCGGCGTTCTGGCACCGAGCGCCGATCGCCAGTACTGGGAGGACCCAGGCGTGCGCGCCCGTGTCCTGCGCTGTACGGCGCGCCTGAGCACGATGGAGGCCTACGGGTTCAACGAGGATGACAGCACGGCGGCGGACGTACCCTCAATCGATGACCTGCGCTACACCGTCGGCCGGACCGGTGAGGTGATCGTCATTCCCCGCGCGCAGTCGCCGCTGTGGATCAACCGGACAGCCATCTACGGCCACTTCAGCAAGCCGCCACCGCTGCCGCACGAGGCAGGGCCGAACTACACGACCACCTTCGACGTGGTCCAGGAGCGCTGAGGAACAGAAGAAAGAGGGAGCGACCGGAAAGACGCGCGAACGTCCGTCCGGCCCCAGCACCCGGAGACAAGGCTCCGAGGCACCAGCAAGGCTCCCCCACCGCGACGTCACGGCAGGGGCAGCCTACACCAACGAGGAAGCCCATGAAGCCGATCATCCCCTGGCCTGGCGGCAAGACCCGCCTGGCCAAAACCCTGCTACCGCTGTTTCCTGACCACACGTGTTACGTGGAGCCGTTTGCCGGTGCGGCCGCGCTCCTTTTCGCCCGCCCTGAGCCAGCCCGAGTAGAGGTGCTCAACGACATCAACGGCGACCTGATCAGGTTGTATCGCTGCATCCAGCACCACCTCGACGAATTCGTCCGGCAGTTCCGCTGGGCGCTCGTCAGCCGGGAGATGTTCCGCTGGCTTGAGCAGCAGCACCTGGACGGTTTGACGGACATCCAGCGCGCGGCCAGGTTCTTTTACCTGCAGCGCGCGAGCTATGCCGGGAGGGTGGACGGAAGAACCTTCGGGTACGCCACCACTGCCAAGCCCGGCCTGAACCTGATCCGCATCGAGGAAGCGCTCAGCGAGGCGCATCTGCGGCTCGCCCAGGTCACCATCGAGCATCTGCCGTGGGCGGAGGTCCTGGAGCGCTACGATCGGCCGCACACCCTCTTCTTCTGCGACCCGCCGTACTGGCAGACACAGGGCTACGGTGTCGAGTTCGGTCTGGACCAGTACGTCGACCTGGCCAACCGAATGCGTGCCGCCGCCGGCAAGGTCCTGCTGACCGTGAATGACCATCCGGCCATGCGGGAAGTGTTCGGCGAATTCAGGACCCAGCGGGCGACGATCCGCTACTCGATGGGCAACCGCCAGAAGAAGCCGGAGACCAGCGGCGAGCTCATCATCCGGAACTGGTAGCCTTGGCCTTGCACCCGGCGGAATTACGTTTCACCGGGTGCAAGGATCGGCCAGGGCATTTATAAAGCCCGACCGGCCTGATTTATCTCGCGCCGCATCAGCTGGCGGTGCACCTGCGCGGTGACGCGGCCGCGTTTGCGCCGCGACTGGTCGAGGCGCTGCGCAAGGTGGATCCGCACACACCGGCATACTGGGTGCAGACGCACGCCGACAACATCAGGCAGGGCCGCGCCGGCGCGGTGGTGATGACGCAGATGTTTGCCGCCGTCGGTATCCTGACGCTGATC